CTTGGTTTTACCAGAACCAAGTATCGAATCCCACTCCTTGAGAAGATTATGCTTCTGAGTCTGTAATGCTTGTAGTGTAGTAGTAACACTATGACTCTTCCGCTGTCTAATCAAGGTCCAAAGTGGTTTTCGGTTTGAAGTAAGAGATGAAACTCTGATTCAGAGGGAGATATCCGATTCTAGGATTCGCATAACAGGGGTATATAGTCTGAAACTCAATACTTTGCCGTTCGACTGGTGCAGGGAGGATTCCCTTTGGCACCCAGAACTTTTCGTTCTGCCGGAGAATATCCCGAGTGTAGACTTTGCGACGTTGGAGTAATCCTTCCTCGTTTAAGTCATGCCTCGGAAACAAGTCTTCGACATTGTAACGTGAGTCGAACAGCAGGTCTACACACTTCTTGGCAATCGTCTCCTCGTAGTAGTCATTCCACGGTCCCTTTGTTGTTGAATATAAGGGTTCCGGTAGATTGGCTTCTGCGAGTTGACGTACTTTCCAGTCAGCGGCTATTTTGTTGGTGGGTGTGGGTCTCTTGAGCTTCCATGAGAGAAGGATTTTGTGGGCTAGACGTAAGTCTAGCTCACTTGCCTTCCCCCACGGTCCCTCTGGGATTCCATACCCTCCTAGCCACTCTGGGATGTACCAGGGAATGTTGTAGGCTTTTAAGTATGAGCTGTTATGCGAGAGAAATAGTTTCATAGCGTTGTGATGAAGGTTTGATGGGCAGTAGCGCAGTAGTTCTCGCGCTCTCCCCCCCATGTTTTGATATGGATTGTCTTCCTTCATCCCAGCCAGCCCTTGTGACCTCTTCATGCCATAGATTATAGCCAAGTTCACGTAGCGTGCTTCGTGTAAATTGGTTTCTCTTGGTGTTGGAAGTAATTTCGGGTTTCTATTCGGTACAAGGATTCTTTTGGGTTCCTTTGATCTCGTGTACGTTGTCGAGTTTATATCGACAAAGTCGCGGGATACATAAGTTTTTCCAATCGATTCCTTTAGTCCGAAGAAACCAGTTATTTTCCTCCAGAAGTGGTACACTTCTCGCGGACCTTTTATCGCGACGTCGTCTCCGTTGATGAGCATGGTACAATCTCGAAGAAGCTTATGCTTCCTTGAAGCGCACTCAATTGCCCACCTACTTGCGGCAGCGTTGACGATACACAGTATTGGAAATGAGAGAATGGTTCCCATTAGTTGACCGTTTTGTTGGGGTTTCCCCCCAAAGCGATTATTTAATAGTAGCCGTTCCCCCATATCCAATTCCTGTGGGGTCAGCATGAAGATTCGGGCGACTTTCCGCCATACTGTCCTGGTGGCCCACGAAGCAAGGTTGTCTGTTGCGGCCTCGTAGTCTCCTGAGAGATAAATTTCATCATCTTTCAGTTGGTTTCCGAGTGCCGTAAGTATGACCTCCTCACTTTGTGGTTCCCCAAGTAGACGGAAGGTGCTATGATTGCGTAACGTTCTGTGCATTTTCTTCCATATAGGACGCATTAGGGTTTGTACGAGTGGGGGTCCTTTGGTTATTACCCGAACTTTTAAAGGTTCGGCTAATGCCACGGCCTCCACGTCGTACTCTTCCTTCTGCGCCTCTGTGAATAGATTTTGCCAAAAGCGTTCGCAACGCACGCGAAAGTCAGCTTCATCTGGTTCGACAAAGCTTTCTTCCTTTGCTATTTCTTCGTCTTCCTCTTGAGCCTTAGTCACCTTAATTGCTCCTCCATCAGTCCGTAGCTTTTTCAATATGCTCGGATGCTCTAGTATTTCACCAACCGCACCTGCCCACGTTCGTGAGCGGTTGTAGTTGGCTGATGTACTAGGGAATTGGTGGACCACTCTTTCGTCATATGTGAGACGCGTTTTAAACAACTCCTCAACTGTCCGCTCTAGCTGAGCCTCGGCTGTGCCTAAGCTTAGTAAAGCGACCACTGAGGGGTCTGTTGTTTCCGCGTCTGCCCAATTGATTAGAAAGTGGTTTTCCGTTGGAGGTGGTGCGGTGGTGAGTTTTTCTATGGTCGCCAGTCGACTTGTCTCGAGTTGTTCTTCATTCGGTCTGGGCATGCCTTTCTTGGCCTGCTTGACCGACTGTAGGAATGACTCTCGATCGGCTTGGTTGGCTTTCCTTAGATATGTTCTCATCCACCGATAAGCATGCCCACCAAAGATTATTCCTGCATTGTCTTTGGATGCGAA